GCGTACAACATTGTATAAAGTTAATACGCTATGATGGTTGGTACTTTAATTTAAGCGTTTGTGCAAAGCGTACTAACCTTATACTTTGCCGTTAGCAAACATAATTTGCTACTATTCGCATTCATTACAATGTTCTTTTCTTCTACCATTTTCATCTACTGTATAACCATATCCGTCACAATTACCACAAACAACGGATTTGCTAACAACGGGTATAGTTAATTGCTCCTTTATCTCTTTTGCGAAGTCCTCTAAATCAATCATCAATTTATCATCTTCCGGATAATCTACTTTGATTCTTTTAATGTATTTATCTATTAAATTTTTCATGCTTATTTATTAAATTAGTTTCTAATCCCACAACTACTCATACAACTGCAACGTTGGCAGTAATTAAAAAGCGAACCTCTTAATTAAATCTGTCCAATCATTTTGGGATGTTCTTCCTTTTCTCCGTTTGTCATTCCCAAATTTTTCCAATTTTTCTTCAAGAATATTTAATTTGTCCATAACCCTCAAATCTCTAATTGTATCTTCCACTATTCTATATTTGAAATCATTAATCGCTGCGGCTAAAATACGAGCCTCGTCTTTTTTTAGTTTCATCGTTTTTTAAATTAACTACTGCCAACAATTTATATAATTAATAGCCTAGGCAGTGTTTAGACTAAAATCAAAGTTTTACTGAATACTACCATTTATCTACTACTATACAAGTTCTTGCAGGTAGTTCATCCAAAGCAGTTTGTAATCGCCCACATTGTTCATCTTTATCAAGTGCTTTCCATTCTTCCATAGTAGCGCATTCTAGTTCTTTTAGGCTTATGTTTTCGCTGCCACTTGTAGTATTCACATCCCATTTTACATTAATTGTTTCCATTATATTTTTGTTTTTAAGTTAATATCCGTACTAAGCACAATAACGTGTATATGGCATTAAAACGACAACATACACACAGCGTTATATGCCATTAACCAATCGTATCGTGTATTGAAAATTCTCTTGGTAATAATCTACGCAACAATGAGAAAAACTTTTGATATTCCTCAATCTTTTTTGTGTTCGCCAAAAGTTCATTTTCTTTATCTCTAATGTGTTCACTTGCAAGTAGCCATTCATTTAGCTTACCTTGTTCATCTTTTGAAGTAATGAACTTTTTTAATTCTTCGTATTTTTCGGCACATTCTTTTTTTCTCATTGCTGCTCCGTGGTCATAATAAGCCATATTGTTTCAAATTTAACGGCACATAACAAGGGTTTTGCGTAATAGCTCTATCAAGTGTCGTGGTTAATTTTAAGTTTATACTAAGGGCTTTGCGTAGTAGCCCTGATATGTTAGCAACAATTAATTGTCTTTTAAGTAATCGTCTACAACCTTGGTTACTGTATACATATTACCCTTGTCTTCTAACCTCACTTTACTTACTTTTCTAAAAAAGTCAATTAACAGTTCCCTTTGGTCGCCTTTATCATCTGCATCCTGTTCAGTTCGAATAACACCTGTATTTAATTGCGGTTTTTGTGATTCATTAAAATTTTCGTTTTTCTTTCTCATAATTTTGTTTGTTTTTATTTGTTAAAAAGTTCTAATTTATAAGCTTCAATATCAACCACTTTAGCCCAAAAAGGCTTTTCATGACCTTGCAATCTAATCGCTTTGTGAAATTTATGGAAGTAGCCATGTAATTCGTTGTTCTTTTTTACGCTTTGTTGGTAGTCAAATAGCTCAATAGACTTGTCGAAGCCCACGAATTGCGCTATCGTTGGAGTAGGATAAATGCAATTATCAATTACATAATTAACGGCTGCTGCAAGACGATCATCCGACATCTCTAAATCCCTTACACGTCCTAAAAGCACTTGAAAAAAAGATGTTTCAAGCTGCGGAAATGATTGTTTAATCTTCGCTACTTGTTGAACTTGTACGACTTCGGTACAAGTCTTTTTGAATACGCTAATCTCGTACGCCTCGCCTTTGTTTATCAAAGTGTTCGGCAAGCACACTTGCAAGTTCATCTTCACTTGTTCCTTCTCTGTTTTTAATAATTCCTGTATTGACTGCATTTGATTTTATTTGTTCGTTAAATACGGCTATGTACTTCACGCCGTCAGGATTTGTCTTTCTTAACTTTGTTACAGATAGGAAATTTTTTGCCCAAAAAGCATCCGCCCTGGTTCTTTTGATAATGTCTAAAATATTTTCGAATGGCAATTTCTCGATCCTATTCAACTTTTCAATCGTATCCTTCCAATTGTTTATTTGACTTTTTGTCACTGGATGAAGATGAGCTTCAAAAAATTTTAAACTCTCGTCAAAAGTTTGCAAAACTTTTTGACTAAATACGAGAGTCTTTACTTTCTCTTTCTCTTTCTCTTTCTCTTCTACTTCTACTTCTACTTCTACTTCTACTTTCCCTTTCCCTTTCCCTTGTACTTGTAGGGTAGGGGTTAAATTTTTATTTTTCACCCCTAGGCAAGGGGGTTCGGTAGGGGGTTGGCTAGGGGGTACGGCAGGGGGTTGGCTAGGGTTGGATAAAATAATCCCCGTCTTGTCCTCAAACCCACGAACCTGTGTATCTATACTGTTCACTTGACTCACGTATGCGAACTTAGCCATACCTCTTAACTCGTTAGGTTTGACGCCAAGGAATTGCCTATCCAACAAAGCATCAATAAACGCTACTTTGTCAGCATCATTATCCAATTCGTTGTACACGTCGAAGTACGACCGAAAGAAATTAAATCCTTTTCTCTTTGTCAATTTCATGATTTGTTTAAATTAAAAAAGCCGCCCCAACAAGGTGCGTGAGATAACCTTGAGAGAGCAGCTTTTGAATAAATTTTTTTGAAGATCTCACGCTTCGAATTACAAATATAACATTAATTATTACAATAATGATAAAAGATACAAATTATTTAAATTTAACTGTTAAGGTCATGAGGCTACCTGTACACAGACTTGCAATTGACGAGATAACCGAAGGGATGGATTATGTTGGCTTGGTAGACATGCCTGCTCATAGCAAGATTTATACAACCATGGCGACGCAAACAAAAAAAGCAATCGTCAAGCAGGTATTTAATTCTGAAAAGCAGATAGTCACAGGCGTTGTAATTGCTACGAATCATCTTATATATCGAAGAAATGATGATGGTTATGAATATAATGTGTTTATCTCAAAGCAAGATTCGCTTGAAATAATGAAGAAGTTCGCAAAGTTCGGTTATCACAACAATGTCAATTTGATGCATGATGCAGGGCGTAAGGTTAAAGATGCGTATTTAATCGAATCGTATTTTATTCGTGAAGATAAGAAGAATATTCCAGAGGGGTTCAAGGACCAAAACTTGCAACCGGGAAGCTTAGTATTCTCTTATTGGATAGAAGGGAAAGAGAGTTGGAAGTTCGTTAAAGAAAGTAGCACAGGATTTAGCCTTGAAGGCTGGTTTAAAGAGGTGCCAGTAAAGTTTATAAAACAAAAACAAAAACAAATGAAAAAAGGAAGAAGCTTAATGGCTCTACTTGGGTTTGCATTAGCAAGCGTAAAAGTTGCTTACGACAGTAAAAAGAAGTACGCAGAAGCAACCAATACTGACGGTGAGACCGTCCAGTGGGATGGTGAATTAGTAGAAGGCGTATCAGTATTTATTGTACCAGCAGAGGGCGACCCTGTACTTGCACCCGAAGGAGACATGACAATTGACATTGATGGCACAATGACAGTTGTATCAGTTGATGAAGTAGGAGTTGTGACTAATGTAGAGATAGTTGAAGTTGATCCAGAGGATGTGGCTGAAGCAATGACAGCTATGAAGGCTCACTATGAGGGGAAGTTTACGAAGCAAGAAAGCCAACTAGTTTTAATGGCGAAAACTATTGATGATCTAACTGTTGCTTTTGAAAAGTTTTCTGAAAAGAATCCACCTAAATCAAAGCCTTCATTGGTCAGTGGTTACGCATCTTTGCGAGGTAAAAAATAGTAAAAAAAAAATTAAAATTTATATTATGAAATGGAAATTCGGTAAATTCACAATGGCTAAAAATGTCTTAAAAGCGATATTTGGCAAGATTGAAATGGATTACGATATTGATGAGTTGGGCGCATTCGTAGAGGATAAATCTACGGAAGTGATGCACGACTTGCTTAATGATAGTAATCTAAAGACTAGGATGAATGTGATGCAAAATGTTAAGGGTTCTGAACTTATCAAAATCATCAATTCTAAACCGACACTTCAAAGTGCGGCGGCTTGCGGTTGGACTCCAGAAGGAGGGATGATTTTGACGGACAAGACTATCAAGACTTATCCACTTAAGATTCAAGAGGTATATTGTAACGAAAACCTGAATGAGACGTGGGCTCAAATGATGAATGCTATTGGGGCAAACGTACAGAACACTGTGCCACCAACCTTTGCAGATGCGTTGATAGTTTATTACCAAAAACAAGCAAACATCTTAGACGAAAACTTAATAATCAATGGTGATACAGCATCATTAGATGTTGACTTATTGCATTATGATGGCTTTATTAAACAATGGAATAACGACGTTCTAGTGAAAGTTTACGACTCATTGGAGACAGCTATTACAGATGCTAATGCATTCGCAATTGCTAAGGGATTAGTAGCTAGTATACCGACAAAAGTTAAAAGACATAGAGATGCGGTTACATTGGAGGTATTAGTTGGGTATGAGACTGCTCAGAAGATAATTAATAATATCCACAACACCAAGGATTACAACGCTTTTATCCCAACCACTGAGGAGGACGGAAGTATCACGTTCATCTTACCTACGACTAACATTACATTTCGATCAATTCAACAGTTAGACGAGACAGATGTAATGGTTGCCGCACCGCACAAATACATGTTCTACGCTACGGATTTATCAAGTGATATTGACGGCTTTACTTGGAAGTATTCTGATTACGAGGATGAATTAAGATTCGGAGTTAAATGGAGAAGTGGTATAGCTTACATATTTAGCGACACATTCACTAGATTAGTCTTAGCGGTATAATAAATTAATGGGAGTGAATTAATTCACTCCCTGTTTATTCACTTTTTAACAAAAAAAATATGATTACTTTAGAAGATTATTCAAAACTTTGTGAACGTGAAAACGGTGGAGTTGAGCGTATTGTCGTTGCTGAATTGTGCAAGGTCGACAAGACAGGCGTAACTTTTACAGGTCGTGAAATTACGGATGTTGCTATGGTGGCTGCCGCACAAGCTTACGCATGGACTCCTGATATGGAGAGCGCAATGTTTAGTGACAATAGCACTGGCAACAGAGGTAATAACTCAGTGATGAGAACACATACTGGATTGGTTATATTTAAGGATGATAGTGAGCTAGTTGCTGACTTGGACGAGAACTTAGCTAAATCAACAGGTTTAGTGTTCTTCGTGAAATATGCAACTCCAATAGGCAATGTGTCTAAATGGAAGGTGTTCGGGTTCTTTAACGGTATGACTGTCACTACTTCGGAAGCTTCGACTGGGCAAAATTATGAAGACCTTAGAGGGCACACAATGAATTTTGAAGGAAAGGAGTTAACAAGGGCATTAGATATTGATGAAGCATTGGTTCTTGCGCTTCTTATTCCTACTCCGTAACAAAATATCTTTATAACCAAAAGAGGGGTGGGTAAGTCCTTGCCCCTCTTTTTTATTTAAAATAATATGGTGAAAGTAAAAGACAGATATATAGGGTTAACCATTCATTCGGACAAGATAGGATGGGTTAAAGTGAGCAAAGATAGTGCCGAACTATTAACTAAATTAGGGCGACTAGAATTGCTGGATGGTCTTGAAGATATTCATAATTCAGACCCTAAAGATGAATTGAAGTTAAAGGATTTGAGAAGTCAAGCAAAGAAGCTTGACGGGTACAATTCCAAAATGACACGATCCGAACTTAAGACATTGATTGATGTTAATGCTTAATCTTGACGAGGTGAACACCTTAGACGTCGTATGTAGTGACCTCACAACAATTAATGAACCTATATTCTTGTGGCGAATATTGAACAAAGTCACAAAAGTAGAACATCTAATTGAATTGATAAATGAAGTGCCGTTAAATCATAGATTTGATAAATTCAAATTGGATTTACCGAATGATTTGGATTTAAAATCAGGTGAATACGAATGGTACATTTACCAATCAGCATTAACAGGAGATGTAAATTACAGCGACATGAATTTACTTTCAAGTGGGGATTTAAAAATTAATACTAACTTTGAAATAAATAAGTCTTATGAGCCAATCGGAGGAAGTGACAAGGAGTACAATGGATAGAGTTAGTTATGTTAAGATGGCTAAGAAGAAGTCGTCAGCTATACGGCTGGCGACGGAGTCGGATAATAAAAATAGTGACACGGTGAATTGGGGCCGTAAAAATGAATACCCATACTATTTAAATTATCTCGCCGCTTCTAATCCAATTCATTCGGGAATACTTCGAGCAAAGACAGTCTTCACCGTATCAGGTGGGTTGATTTATGAGGGTAAGCAAGAAGATAGATTTGAGCTATTTTTCAAAAATAAGAAGTCAAAACATTCAGATAAAAATTTAGAAGATTTAGTCAAAGATATTTCAGTCAATTATGAAATATCAAACATCTTTGTATTCAGAGTCCTATTCAATGTTGTAGGAATCAAGACCTACAAGAAGTTAGAGGTTATACCATTTGAGAAAGTACGCTTTGAGATTGCATATGACGAGCAGAACAATGCTATTGCGACTGGCAACATAAAAATATCTGATAATTGGCTAGATTTGAAGCAGCCAACTAAGATCTTAATGCCATTTGACAAGTCAGATCCAGATCAGCTTGAGTGTTACGTAATGCACATGGAGGAAAGTGGGCAATCGTTAGACGAAAAGGGCAAGGTCAGCTCTAGTTTTTATCCTGAACCTCTATATTCAGGGGCAATAATTTCTATAGATACGCTTATTCAAGTAGGGAAGCACGGTAATTCAGAGATACACAATGGGTTTTCGCTGGGAACTTTAGTATATTTGGCTGGCGGTAAGATTATTGACCCGAAAGTTAAGCGAGAGTTTGAAGATGATTTGACAAATAGTACTACTGGCGCAGAAAATGCGGGCGGTAATATGATAGTATACGGCAACGGGCAAGATGAAAGACCAACAATTATAAGTTTGTCAGGAAATAACCTTCCAGATAGGTATGTGATTACTAAGAAGGGGGCGGAAGAATCAATAATACACGCTCATCAAGTTGTCGTACCTACCTTATTTGGAGTTAAACAGGAAGGCTCATTTAACGCAAGCGAATTAGAGGTTGGTTACGCTATAATGCAGGCTAATTATTTCACAGGCAGAAGGGATGCAATACTATCGGTACTCAACTGGATAATGAATGACATTGCAGGTATTGAGGGATCAATTGCTTTCGGTGAAGTTCAATTGAATTTAGAGAATCAAGTTGCGACGGATGATGCGAGCAAGACGGGTCAAGCCCTTAATGCTATGTCGCCTTTAGTTGCTAATAAAGTACTGAGCTCAATGACGGCGAACGAAATTAGAGCCTTGGCAATCTTAAAGCCAAAAGAAGGTGGTGATGAATTACCCTCTTTGTCAAAGGATGGCGCACAAACAGAGATGTCAAAAGAGGTTAAAGATGAATTTATCGAAAGGTTCAAGAAGTTTGGAGTTGAAAAATCAAGCATTACCGAAATTTTCTCAACGCAATTAATCGACGGCACTCAAGAGGGAGAGCAGATATTCATGGATGAGTTTAAAAAAGCTGCATTCCAAGCTTTAAGTGAAAATGGTCAGCGCACTTTGGAGTTAATAAAAGACAACGAAAACTTTAATAATATTCGCAAAACATTAGATATTTCAAGTGTCGATTTAGCTAAGATTTATGGTGATTTGATTCAAAAAGGATTAATCACTAAAGATGGAGTTGTGACTACTGAAGGCAACAGACAGATAGCAATTAATGATGTTACCTCTTTACAAGTTATGTATGGTTATCGTCTTAGATTTGACGCTCCCAAATTACAAGTAGGTGGTAAGAGCCGTGAATTTTGTCAAGTATTGATAGGTGCTAATAGGTTGTACACGAGGTCAGATATCGAAAGAATTAGCGGAGTAGAGGGGTATGATGTATTCGCATATAGAGGTGGTTGGTATCACAATCCTAATTCAGGAAAGAATGAACCAGGATGTCGTCACGAATGGTATCAAGTTGTAACATTTAAATAATAAGAAGATGGGCGCATTAGACATAACATATTTATTAACTCCTAAGGTGTGGGGTGAATATGGATTCACCGACATCAACACAGACACTAAGAAGTTACTCCCTATAATTAGGGATGTTCAGGCTCGAATTGTGGAATCTGTAATCGGAAAGAATCTATACGATAAATTTATAGAAGATATTGACGCAGGCACACCAATAGTCGGGCTTTACAAGGAGTGCTTAGACAAGTATATATTACCTATGATGATAGCTTATTGTGATTATAAGGCAACTTGGCACACGACATATCAGATAACCAATAAGACGACAGGGCGCAACCGTGACGAGCATATTGAGCCTAATGATGTAAATCAGAACAACGATTTGAGGAATGAATTAATCAAGACCGCAAAGTCTTACGAGAAAAAATTAAAAAATTGGCTATGTGACAATACGCAGAAGATTGAAGAGTTACGCATTGAGGGTTGTTCCGGTTCGGATTTAAGTCAAAGCAATGATTATTTTAATTCAATCGGGATATTTTAAGAAATGAGAGTGAGCGAAAAAGCAAAGGAGAAAGTCAAGGTAGCTGCAGCAAAAGTAAAGAAGTCTGTAGCGGATAAAAAGAGGATCAAATGATAAATGCAGATGTAACACTTATAAGGCTTATAGCTGAGTTCAAGGAGTTTTCCGATAAGCACGGTATGCTTAATGATTTCTTTGGTTACGGACAATTTCTGCAGCTATCAATGGAGGGTAGGCGAGACTATCCAGCAATGGTTATAAATGTAACTGCGGCACCTTCCGATACTTGGTATTTCAACTTTCAATTAGAGGTGATGGTGTTGGATTGGATGCAAGACGATCAGAGCAATCGGACTAGGTTAATGTCAGATACACGTCAGATATTGAACGACCTAGAGGAGACAATACGCTATTCGAATAGGTGGCAATCATTTAGCAAGTTGGAAGGTCAAGTAAATTGCCAACCTGCCATAGAAAAGGGTCGAGACAAATCATTTGGTTGGATAGCTACATTCACCTTAAAATTAAAGAAAAGACACGGTATATGTGACCTAAAGACTTTACTTCCAACTTATGACTTCGAAAAGGGCATTTATGACGATTTAATTTAACCTAAAACTTATGAACGGAAACGAATTTATATTAAATTTAATTAACATCTCACCAGCTCTAGGAGTATTGGTGTGGGTGGTAATTTATTTTAAGGGGCAAATCAAAGATAAAGACTTGTTAATTAAGGCTTTAAATGAAGAATCTCGTACAGCTCTTAGAGATGCCTATAAGCATATGAGCGATATAAACGAAACGCTAAAAGAGTTTTTAAAATGAGTCCACAACAAAGAAAAAAGAAGTCTGCTATTCTAACGAATAAGCTAGTATTAGACTCAATGCGTCAAATTATGGACGAGAATAGCCGTATGTTAAAAGAATTGCTTAACCAAGGTAAATTTATATATGTTGGAGATGCTCAAACTAACCAAACGAAATAATGTACGATCAATTAACAATCGAAAGAATCGGCTTTGCTCACCCACGGATTAGGGTGGAATTGGAAAACTATTACTTAGAGATAAACAAGAAACTACCTAAAGGTGTGCGCTTGCGATTCTCTTCTGTTTACAGAACAAATAAAGAACAGGATGCTTTGTACGCTAAAAGACCAAAAGTAACCAACGCTAAGGGTGGCCAGTCCATTCATAATTATGGTCTTGCATTCGATATTGCTATCCTATTCGATTTGGACGGCAACGGCACATTCGAGACCGCCTCATGGAAGCAAGACAAATACTTTAAATTGGTTGTTGATTTCTTTAAATCTAAGGGCTACACATGGGGTGGTGATTGGAGTTCGTTCAAGGATAATCCACATTTTCAAAAAGATTACGGATATAACTGGAGAGCTTTACAACTTTTACATGTATTGATGGATGATAACGGTATAAATTACCCTGTTTTATGAGATATTTAATAATCATTTTATCTGTATTACTTTCCTCTTGCTCCGCTCAATGGCATCTAAGAAAAGCAATAGAAAAGGATCCTTCAATCTTAAATATAGACACATTAACCGTAATCGACACAGTTACATTCATAACTAATGAAGTTCAAGTGGATAGCGTATTTAAGCTCACTGCTGACACGGTTGTGATTCGTAAAGACAATCTAACCATCAAACACTATTACAGCCGTGACAGCGTATTTATATGGGGCGAGTGCGCTAGTGATACCATTTACAGAGTTCGAGAAGTTAAAGTGCCATATCAACAATTAATTTACAAAGAAAAATTTATCCCGAATTGGATTTATCTATTAGTTATATTCGGGCTAATTGTGCTTTTCGTTCGCAAAGCACTAAAATAAGTTAACTTATTTCATATTAAGACCTCCGTATCTACGGGGGTCTTCTTGTTTATGTTAAATTATTAACGTAATTTAATTACATTAATAGTTGTAATTGTTATAATTGTTATTAACTTTGTCGGGTAGCAATTAAGTTACTAAAATAAAAACAATAAAATGGAAAATTTAAAAAATGGATTTTACTTCGAGACATCTAAAGAAAATGCAGAAGTATTTGCAAACGGGTTTTATTTCAAAAAAGGAAGAGACAATTCAACTGATAACACGCACGTATTGAGTGTTGGGATTGTTCAGAATGGTATATTAGTAAACGAGAATTGGACGGGTAGTATGACTGGTTGTAAATTTACCTCTAAATTTTTCTGTAATGATGCGGTAAGCATCACTCAAAAAATGGACACGAAAAGTTTAAACGAAAAAATTGAACAAGCCGTAAAAAATATTGGCGGAACAGTATCATTCAATCAATTTGGAGAGATAATAAAACTAACACATCAAGGAGATAAAATTCTTTACTATCGCATTAAATTCTTTCTTTTTCTCATTGATAATAGAATGAAAGTAGCAACAATTCAGGATAAATTAATGCAAGCTATTAATCACTAAAAAAATAAGAAAATGGAAAATTTTAGATCACAACAGTACAAGGTTACTCCTCGAGATGTAGCAATGGCTTATGAATTATTTGGCGGCGAGTTTTTAGTTTTAAAAAATATTGAGTTTAAATTCAAAAGTCAAGGACATTACACGCTTATAGGCTTGTTTGAATTAGATGATGAGACGATTGAAAAGAGAGTAGTTATAACCAATATGAATTTGGCTGATGCTTGGAAAAGTGGCATGATAGACCAATACGAGGATGGAGAGGATGGTTTTAACAACTGGGATGAGGTTGTCGAAACAGTGTTATGTAAATTTGACATCTGTTAATTATGACAAGGGAAGAATACATAGTAAAACAATCAAAAGAACTCTTAAGACTAGTTAGACAAAGAAAGAAGCTGAACGCAAGAGTTACACTTCATGACCAGATGAGTTCTAAGGCATTTGATAAGCTTAACACGGATATACATTGGCTATGCATGAATATAGACAAGACACGTGAGCGCATTGGCTACGTGCTAGGTTATTTAACCCTATTAGAATTGCGAGACGAATATCAACCGAGCGGATGGACTAAGTATAAAGGCATCAAGGGCGAGATGCTGACATTAAATTTTAGCGAATAATTAAATTTATGATACAAATTACAAATGAATGCAACATGGAGCTGATGAGCCGATACCCTGATAATTATTTTGGTTTATACGAGTTTGAAAATATAGAGCTTCAAAATAAATTTAATGTTATAGAAATACTATAATGGAAAAAGTAAAAGGCATATCAATAAAGTCCGATTGGCTAAATGATTTAGTCAAAGTAAGTGACCTCATATATTATGATGGCCCTTTGCTTTCTCATTATCAAAGTCTATCAGGCGAAGATTATCTATTTTATTGGGTCGATACAGATGATACCTACAATAGATGGCTTATTGTTAACATAAGCATTGTTAAACTACAAGATTACCTCAATCGTAAAATTTCACTTTTAAACCTTATCACAGAATTAGATAATGGTTTAGTTTATAAGGTAGATATAGATAAGAATATTCAATATCACAATTTCGAGTTACTATACATTTATGAATTACCCGAAACCTATTTACCCACAAAGAATATTGTTGACGTAGGTAACAAAAGATATAATAATCACATTAAGCAAAAAACTATATTTGATGTGTAGATAATTATAACTATATTTTAATAGCGGTAAATTTTAGCGAATAATTAAATTTATGATACAAATTACAAATGAATGCAACATGGAGCTGATGAGCCGATACCCTGATAATTATTTTGACTTGGCAATAGTTGATCCTCCCTATGGGCTAGGTAATAAATTAGCGCATTCAGGAAATGGAAAAAACTCCCAAACAAAATTTGCAGAAGATTTTAAAAAAAAGAATTGGGATATAATTCCAACTAAAGAATATTTTGATGAATTAAAAAGGGTTTCAAAGCAGCAAATAATATGGGGCGGTAATTATTTTAATTTACCTCCAAACAGGGGTTTTATAATTTGGGATAAAATGGTTTATATACCTTCAATGAGTCAAATAGAACAAGCATGGGTAAGTCAAGACAGGCTTCCTAAATTAGTTAAGATAAACAACAACGATTGTAATAGAATACACTTAACCCAAAAACCCGTTAAACTTTACGAATGGCTTTTAATGAATTATGCAAAAGAAGGCGATAAGATTTTAGACACGCATTTAGGTTCTGGAAGCATAGCAATAGCGTGCCACAACTTAAAGTTTGATTTAACAGCGTGCGAACTTGATAAGGATTATTTTGAAGCAGCTATGAAAAGACTTAAAGACCATCAAGCGCAATTAACTATATTTTAATAGCGGTAAATTTTAGCGAATAATTAATAAACAAAAATAAATAAATAAACAAAATGGCAAAAAACACAATTGAAATTACGAATGAAATGGCGGTAACTCTTTCAAAGATTCGTTTAAAAACTGGTAAAAAATTAACAAATCAGCAAGCAATTGAGGAGGGGTTGAAATTGTTAGCGATGTACCTACTATGAAGAGCAATGTAACTAAATTGTTAGCTTTTCAAATACTTGTTCACTTGGCAACAACAGACAAGATAGCCAAGAAGGACTTGTATTTGACTGAAGAAAAAGTATTTAACACAAAAGAAAAATTTTAAAAAGATGAAAATTAGACTAAAAAATATAACCCTGATCAATTTCAAAGGGGCAAAAAGACAAATTATTGAGCTTAATAAGGAAACCTCAATCTTCGGTGACAACGCAACAGGCAAGAGCACCATATTTGATGGGTTCAGTTGGTTATTGTTCGGTAAAGATTCGTTCGACCGTTCAGACTTTGATGTAAAATTCAAGGATAAGCAAGGTAATACGGTCGATAATCAAGACGTGGAAGTCTCAGCTACGATAACAATTGATGGGGTGGACAGAGAATTTAAAAGAGTCTTACGGGAGCAATGGGGGGTAACTAAAAAAGGATGCGCTGACACTGAATTTAAGGGTAACGAAACACATTACTTCATAGATGATTTACCCCTTAAATCTTCTGAGTTTCAGCAAAGAATGAACGACCTTATCGACGACAAACTATTTAAGTTAATCACTTCACCAACTGCGTTCAATTCATTGCCTTGGAAGGATAGGCGTTCATTGCTTATGCTTATCGTTGGCGAGGTTAGCAGTGATACCGCTATTGAAGGGCTTGACGTATCTGCAGACAAAAAGCAAGAACTAATAAACATGCTCGCTAAAGACAGTTCACTTGAGAACCACAAGAAAACAATTGCTTCTAAGATTAAGACTCAAAAAGATGAATTGAAGCTCATCCCTACACGCATAAATGAAGCATTAAGAAGCAAGCCAGAGGAGGTTGATTTCTCTCAAATCGAAAAGGAGCTGGAGCTAAGCCAAAGCGAAATTGAAGCAATCAACGGTATAATAGCTAACGAATCTAAAGCAGTTGATTCAACAGTTAAAGAGTTGAGCGAGTTAAAAAAAAGGCTGTACAAAGTTAATTCCGAGATAGAGCGGAAGGAAAACGAATGTAACAAGGAAGCGATTAAGCTAACTACTATTGATGATTCGGAAAGAGAATTACTAGAGATTGAAATTGAAAGGTTGGAAGGTAATCAATCGAGCGTGCCAGCACAAATTGAGCGCTTGGCGAACCACGTTAAAGACCTTAGATTAAAGTTTAGCGAGGTCAATTCTAAGTCATTCGAGATGGACAGCAATCTTTGCGCTTGCCCAACTTGTAAGAGGGAGTTTGAAAGTGACGACATTGAATCCAAGCGTATTGAATTAGAGGAAAACTTTAATACCGCAAAAGCTTCAAGGCTTGCTAAAATTAGAGCTGAAGGTGGCTTGGTAAACAAAGAGATAGAAGCCTACATTGAATTAGATACGGAAGCCAATAGACAGATTACTGCGGCTAAAACAAAGCTTGAAGCTTTGCCAAAAGCAGGAGAGGTAGAATCATTTAAGATTGTACACGATAGGCTTATTTCTGAATTAAAGAACTCTAGTTTAGAATACGACTTATCGGAAGAGTTGACTAAAGAAATACTTGAAAAAGAGGAAAGTATCGGAAAAGTTGATCCTGAACTACTCCACAAAAAGGATGCTGCACAAGTACAAGTTGATGAATTAAAGATTCAACTGGCTGCCAATATTAAGATTGAAGAGGTAAACTTAAGGGTCAATGAATTGGAAGCCGAAGAAAAGAGCATAGCGCAAGAAATAGCGAACCTAGAGCGAACTGATTTCTTAATCAAAATGCTCAACAAATCAATGGTTGACCTATTGGAATACAAAGTAAATTCATTATTTACCTTAGTTAAATTCAAAATGTTTGAGACTCAAATCAATGGAGGGGAGAGTGAAGTGTGTATCTGTACGGTTGATGGGGTCAATTATAACAGCCTTAATACAGCTATGAAGATAAACGCTGGGCTTGAAATAATTAACGTCTTTAACGACTTCTATAAGATTTCTGCACCAATTTTTATTGATGGACGTGAGTCGGTTGTGGAATTGATTGACACTAATACACAAGTCATTAACCTAGTGGTAAGTAAGGCGGATAAAAAACTTAGAGTCGTATGAAAAATCAAACAGTTTTTAATGCCCCAAAGCTAGGTGAGGGGCAACGTTGGGAGGTACAGGGTTACCTGCTCGGTAAAGGCATCAGGAAGTGTCCTAGAAAGTTTAGTGAGTTCTCAACTATTCAGTACATATCTTTTTCAGATGGCTACTACCACTTTATCGGTGATGGGGATAAGGTTGTTGTATGTTCGATTAGAATTGAATGTAGATTAAAGGATAGATTATGAATAAGCAAAAAGTAAGCAAAAAAGCGAAAAGTAAGCCTGAATTATATACAGTGTTATGCGCTTTTATTAATTGTCGAACTGTTAAATTATTAACGTAATAAACAAATAAACAAGTCACCTAATTACAATAATTGTTATAATTACAACTATATTTGTATCAACTAAAAAATAAAAACATGACAAAAGAAAATCAATTACCAACGGTTAAAGATATAACTGTTCAGGTTTTGGAGAAAGTTAGGTCTTTCGAAACCTCAAACGAATTGAAGATACCTAAAGATTATTCAGTAGAGAACGCAGTTAAGTCTGCGTATCTAATCTTGTTAGAGACAACGAATGCAGCCAAAAAGAATGCGCTTGAGGTTTGCACAAAAGCAAGCATAGCGAATGCGCTACTTAGAATGGTTGTATGGGGCTTATCCCCAATGAAAAAGCAATGCGCATTTATCATGTATGGTGATAAATTAGAATGCCAGATGGAGTACGCAGGTAATATTGCTCTTGCTAAACGTTGGGGAGGTATGGCAGACATTAAAGCGAATGCCGTGTTTAGCGGCGAGGAATTTGAATACACCGTGGACCCTATGACTGGACGTAAATACATTGTTAAACACAACGGAAACTTGGCAGCTCAAGAAGAACAGAAGGTTATTGGGGCTTATGCGGTAGTTACAATGAATGACGGCAGCTCATTTGCCGAAGTGATGGCTATGAGTCAAATTAAAGCAGCTTGGAACCAAGGTGCAATGAAGGGCAACAGTCCGGCTCATAAGAACTTCCCCGATCAGATGTCTATCAAGACGGCTATCTCAAGAGTCTGTAAGCTACTAATAAGAGGCTCGAATGATTCAATATTAATCGACAACGAAGTTGAAGATACGGAAGGTATAGAGGTTCACGACGTGCAAGTTCAACATGAGATAGCAACCGAATCTAATAAGGTGTCTATTGATTTTAAGGAGGAAGATTACCCTACTAAGAGTGATTCGTCTTTTGATGAGCCAGGTTTTTAATATTAACATTATAAAAAATATAAGTATGATAGTAATTAAATTTAATGCGAAGTACGAGGACAGAGTGTCTATTTACCTTAGTCATTCACAATTGAGATGCAAAGGAATAGATATTGATTATATCGAAGAAACCCCAAATAAATGTGATGAAAAGTTGGCTTACTGGAAGTTCTCAGACTACAGATTGAATCAGATAAATATAATATTAAACGCACTCAAGGATCTTAAAGATACAATGGGCGTGGATGATTTATGCTTTTCGTTCGCCTATAACGAAAAAGAGCTGTACACTCAATTCAGTAACGACTTTAACGCCTTTATTTAACGTCTAACATGAAGCTAAAAGTAATAAAAACAGGGAGCGCAGGTAATGGATATGCGCTCCTTTCTTCAACAGGTGAGTGCCTATTGATTGAAGCAGGTGTTAAGCTGTCAGAGGTTAAGAAGTACTTAGATTTCGACCTATCACAAGTGGTTGGGTGTATTGTCACTCATGAACATGGAGACCACGCTAAGTATATTAATGAGTATGCTGATGCAGGGATAGATGTGTATGCGCAAGAAGTCACATTTAAGACTGAACACCATAGATTTAAGGTCTTAAAAATGTCCTCACCTAATGTATTAGGCGAATTCTATATACTTCCCTTAGCTGTCAAGCACGACGTACCGACGGTTGGCTTCCTGATTCAGCACGACGAGTGCGGAAAGGTGTTGTTTCTAACCGATACGTACTATTGCCCTTACAGGTTTAGTGGATTAAACCAAATCATAATCGAATCGAATTATTCAAAGATGATTATCGAAGATAAATTGGGCGGTTATTTGGGCTTCTTGAAGAACAGGATTAAATCAAGTCACATGAGCTTGGAGACGTGTATCGACTTGCTAAGAGCGAACGACCTGACAAAGGTAAATAATATTGTCTTGATTCATTTGAGCGACACTAATAGCGATGAAGACATGTTTAAGAATGATGTTGAGAAGGCAACAGGTAAGCTTTGCACGGTGGCGATAAATGGATTAGAAATTGAATTGTAAAATTTAAAAAAATGAGATACTAATGTAGTCTATTATGCACGGATTTGACAGATATTTAGAGGGTAGGGGATATAAATCATTTGCATTCAATAGTGAGACAGGCAGGCTAGAGGAGACTGGTAGTAATAGTATTAGTTCTCTTGGCCCTATTGGATTACTCTATATTCATTCATCTAACGAGGCAATGAAATTAGTTGATAAAGGCGAGAGTATTAAGGGTCTGGATATTAAAGATTGTTTTATCCTAGGGCTTAACGAGGGCGGTGGATCACCAACATTGATAAGTCCACGACCTAAAATTAAAGTAAAGAAAACATGTGGTTTAGTGTGGTGGCTCGAATTTGAATGGAGAGATATATCAATGGCCCTTGCGTTTGAAAATGAATCCCTTGAAGATATTTACAACGCAGCTATTAATCAAGACGTGACATTTATATACAATGTTGAAGTGAATGACGTGAATGAGGCTAATAAGTAAATAATACTTATATTTGAATATGGCAATAGGTTCAGATTTGGTTTTAGGGTTGGAAAGTTGCAGAGAAGCAGCTGGTAAATTTTACCCCCTTGACCCTGACGAGTTATTTAACCGAACATGGCTACTGCTTCGAGAGTCTGAATTAAGACGCCCACAATGGGTAGTGAATGACGTTGAAGCATATTTCATACGGATGTTGAAAAACGAATCTATTGCCATTAAAAAAGAGAATTCAAAGACAGTCCAACTCTCAAATGCATTAGCAGAAGATGCGCCCATAGAAGATGTGCGAGTTGAACGTGAATTAATGCTATTGGATTGGTTAGAGAGTGATAGTGATAGTGAATTTACTGTCTTTTGCAAAAATATACTTACCTTGGCCATGTATAGCGAAAATATAAACCAAGCCTGCGAGGTTGCAGACATAAAAAGAAATGCATTTTGGAAATACCGCAAGGCAGCAATAAATAAATTCTATGAGGACACTAATTATTTTGCAGATTCTAACCACGTTTTCGGTCATACTTTGGTTTGATATGTTCAAGTTCAATGTAAAGCTCTTGAAATTGTTAAATTACAGTCCTTTGATATCAAAGGTATCAATGAGAAAGACAAGACATAAATGGATAGTGTGTTATTTCTGCACGTCATTTTGGATGGGCGTAGCCTACTCACTTGTCTATCTATTATTTACGGGTGATATTGTCAATTCAGTATTACTCATCATTTTAAATTCAATAGCAAGTAGGGTGATGGACATCTTACTTAATTATAAATCTTACAAATCTTAAAATTATGTATCAAAAAGAACAACCGAGAAAGTATTACAATGGATCACAATTTATACCTATAACTTGTCAGGCTGAAATTATTGAAATTAGAAAAGAAATTGAAGCGAAAGAATTTCACGCCGACAGAAATTTACGAATTGCCTACCAAGCTTATAAAGAGATTCAAGAAGCTCAGGGCAAGTTTCCAATGAAAATAGACACAACCTGCTCTAGTTGTATTATTACGATTAATCTAATCCTTAACAATTGGCTATTGAAGTTCGATAATGAAGAGGGTCCCGTTAAGATGCCAGATAGTCCTACCGCCCTTGTAGAAGATATTGAGGTACCACCCATCAAAGAGGTAGAGGAAGTCGAAAAAAAAGTAAACCAAGAATACCTCGATTTGCTAAAGAAATTCAACGCAGTTGCATCTTCACAAGAGAAGGCGACTATCAATGAAGGCAAGAAACCAACCAAGGCGCAAATACTAACCTACTTCAAAAACAACCTAGAAGATGTCGTTCAGTAGAAATCAGAAAAGGAAATTCAAACCTTCTTCAAATGGAACGCCAATCGTACCTCTACACAAGAGGAAGGTGAATATATCAATGGTTAATGATGGTGGTTATTATGAGGGTATGCCGGGTGTAAATGTAGATTCCAATGGCAATCGGAAAATTATTGATTTTATTGTGACGTCCACAGGTGAATTTAACGCCTATATTTACGCACACCCTAAGATTGTCAAGTCGGCTATGCAGGAAAGTATGCGACATAAAGAGTTGAGAAGCCTAATGATGTCAGTGTTCGTGGATTATATCTTTAAAAGGAAATGGAATCCTCTTTATTGGCTTGTTAGGTTTGCTTTTAGAATTAAAAGGATTTATTTGTCGCTGAAATTTAAACGTAAGAAATTAAAGGAAAGTAACAATGGCTAATCAATATAGAAAGATAGATGCTAACCAGCTGTGGCAACTTGCGACCGAGTACATGGATGAATGTATTGAAGCGGTTCAAGAGCAAGCAACAGGAAGTGGAAAGATAGTTTCGATAAAATCAAGACACATTCCAACAATTGGTTACTTTTGTGATCACTGGATAAGGAGGAAGGATATTAATTTCTATACTAGGTGCTACTTTCATGAGGTTATTAATACGGACACACATCCATTATCCAACACTATAAAGAGTATAGACGATAAATTCAAGAGCCTAGCTACTGACATAGTAGCCAACGAAGGCAAGGGAATATTCTACGCAAAGAACCGCTTAGGCATGACGGATAGAATGCAGACAGACACGACAGCTAATGTGAACATACTTAGCATTGACCCCCTAGGGGATGATTAGAAATAAAGAGGGAGCGCCCCACATGCATAAAGGGATAGCCATTTATTAATTTAGATGGCTATCAGCTTTTTTTGTAACTTCGTATAATGGAACAGACAACTGCCCTACGTAAGATAGCAGGCATGAAGAAAAGGATCAGAGGGATCCAAGGCGGTCAAGGGGCGGGTAAGACCTTTGCTATAATGATGCTGATTATTAACCATGCATCTGGCAATCCTAATAAACAATGCTATGTTATAAGTGCTGAACTATCTAAGATGCGAGATACTGTCTTGAAGGACACGATAACCATACTTCAATCGTTCGGGATTCGTTGCACTATCCTAGGCAAAGATAGTGGTCAAGCGAAGGTTATATTTCCGAACGGATCATTCATTCGGTTTATCGGCATGGATAAAGACGATATAGGAAAGGGGCTTAGGTCAGATATAGTGTTCATAAACGAAGCCAATAAGATTAATTTCGAATCGTATCGAGAAGCTACTTCGAGGGCTAAGAAAGTGTTTATTGACTTTAATCCAAATGCTAAGTTTTGGTTTCATAAAGAAATCGAGTCCAGAGCTGACTGCCAATTCATAAAGCTCACTTTCTTAGATAATGAATTTATATCCCGCATTGAGTTATCTGAGATATTATTATACCACCTCATGGGCTATGGAGTAGAGTTCGACCCCGACTACCCCAACGAAGAGCATCCAATTATAGGTAAGTACTGGGCTAATAAGTGGCGAGTATATGGCAAAGGCGAGATCGGAATAATCGAGGGTGCGGTTTACGAAAATTGGGATGTAATAGACGAGTTGCCAAAGGAAGCAAAGCTAATCGGTTTGGGGGTAGATTTCGGTTGGGAGCACCCACAAGCTTGCATAGCTTGTTACGAATGGAATAAGTTACGGATATACGACGAGGTCAGTTACGGCAGCCATAAGGGCACGGTCATAATGGCTAGACACATTAAGGAACAGGGTCTGCAGAATGAAGTGGCTTATTGCGACAACTCCGCACCTCAACTCATTAGCGAACTTAGGGATAGTGGAGTGAACGCTGTGAAATGTTATGGCAAAACGGGGCTTATTAACTTTGCTGTGGAGAAGATGAATAGAGATGTATTTTACGTGACCAAGAGAAGCAAGAACATTATATCCGAATTACATGGCTACGTATGGGGCAAGGACTCTAAGGGCAATCCGACAGGCAAGCCGATTGATTTAGGTGATGATGCTATGAACGCAATACAATACTTCGAGGGCACGGAGGGTAGATATAGTGGGGCTTATCGTTAAACTGTTAAATTATTAACGTAATTAAATTACATTAATTGTTGTTATTGTTATAATATATTACGTATATTTACAGAAACAATTAAAAAACAAAAACTAAGAAAATGGAAAATTTTGTAAAAACAATAGATGAATTAATCGAAAAAATAAACGAGGGATTCGAAATGATTTTATGTATCTACAATGATACGAGAGGAAGATACGTAGCTTGTAATAGGGATGATTATAAAAAAGTGTTTCAAGAGGTGGTAGGACGTGAATTTAATGATTGCGATATGGCAATGCCGGTAGAAGATTTTAAAATTTTAGTAGAGGAACACGAATTTTAAAATTAGATTATAATTATTTTGCCGTTGCAGTTGCAGTTGAATGCCTTTATATTTTACAGCACCTACTTAAAAAACAAGAAATAAACATTGAATTATTAACCAACTGCCTATAAATTATATACTGGGCGGGGCGGTTTAAAAAACGAGAAATATGATAATGGTAAAAATGCCGATGCAAATTGACAGAGAATTAATAAGACAAGCTTATGACCAAAATCTAATATGCGCACCTCAATTAGAGGTAGGAAAGTTCATTCTTGTAGATGTGGTTAAGGAAGTTTATTTAATACCAAATACGGCATCTGTAATATCCAGTCAACAATATGCCCAAAAAGCAGCTAATGCTCATAATAAATATAAGGGTATTTCTGATGCACAAGCTGATAAGCTTATCTCAAAATCAATGAAATTATGTGTATTTAAATTAACAAAAAATGATTTTAGCATTTAAAAAACCGTAAACTTTAAATTATGAGACAATTAATAACAAAACAAACAAACAAGCAATCATGAACAACAAAGAATTAAGATTAGGCAATTTAGTAAGAGTAGACGGTGCGGATTATAAGGTATTAATGCTCGGGAAAAGAAATGATTTGATTAAGCTAGAAGGGCTTGGATTGGTTGGGATTTCAAGGATAGAGCCCACCCCGATAACTCCTGATATTTTAGAATCGCTTGGATTCAAAAAGGCAGTAATAGGCTACTACTTTGATTTAGATCAGGACATGAATACAGGTTCTTTTTTAGGGGTGCTTGTGACGAATGAAATGGAGGTAGTTATAATAATGTATGGGGATTACTTTACGCCAGACAAAAAGACGGAGTATTACCTTGAATGCACAAGCGCACACCATTTGCAAAACTTATGTGCTGCATTATCGAATACGGTTAATTAATAACAAAACAAACAAATAAAATTATGAAAAAAGTAAATTTAAGCCCTCCAACTGGAGAAACCGCTATTTTTTATAGCCGTTGTTACCTGCCGTTTTTATCTCCGAATTATGAGCAAAAAACTTGAAGTATTGAAACAATCGCTAATCAAAAAAGAAGAGCAACTAAGAAAAAGATTTGATGACCATTTTGCAAGTGTCAGACAAGCGAATGGGCAACCGCTTAACGATAAGCGAAATGGACAAGCTACTTTGAATAGATGGGAACGACAAGACGATGCAATACGCACTTTGAAAGCAAGTATAGAAAAAACAAAAAACGCTATTGAATTTGAGGAAGGTCGAATTAATGGGGTTAATTATGTAAATGAAAATTTTATACCAAAAGAGATACTTGCACTTGTAGAAAGCGGTGATTTAATACAATGGCGAAAACACCCGACCACTTTTTTTGTGCCTGATGTTGATAAGGCTCGAATTGTTTGGGATAACAAACGCAAAGTTGTTGCACACAGATACGCTCACTTAATTACCGAACAGGA